CAGCTGATACGACATGGCAGGCTGCTGCGTGGTGGCTGGAACGGAAGCACAAAGCCGAGTGGTCTAGCAGGGTAGAACAGACAGGCGCAGACGGTAGCCCGGTCAAGGTCATCGTGGAGTACGCAGATAAGGCAACGGATGCCTGATATCAGGCTGGTGTTACCTCGACCGCATGAAGCCCAGCAGGTCATTCTACGTGAAGCCAAGCGGTACAACGTGCTTGCCTGTGGGAGACGCTTTGGCAAAACAACCCTTGGTGGAAACCTACTCAGTGATCCAGTCCTAAAAGATGCTCTACCCTGCGCATGGTTTGCACCTACCTACAGGCTCCTAGAAGAGGCATACAACGACCATAAGCGCATTTACCAACCTGTTATCCGGCGAGCTGTGCAGACACCTGCACCACGCATCGAACTGATAACCGGGGCAGCGATTGACTATTGGACTTTGGATGACCCGTCAACCGTTGCCCGTGGTCGTAAGTACAAGCGGGTCATCATCGACGAAGCCGCCATGGCAAGGCATCTAGAACAAGCCTGGACGGAAGCCATACGCCCAACACTAACAGACTACAAGGGCGATGCTTTCTTTCTGTCTACGCCCAAGGGCTCTAACTACTTCCGGACGCTATACGGCATGGCTGGCCAGGATGATGACTGGATGGCATGGCAGATGCCTACTACGGCTAACCCGTGGATAGACCCTGCGGAAGTCGAAAAGGCTGGTGAGTCTTTGCCATCGATTGCTTTTAGGCAGGAGTACTTAGCCGAGTTCGTGGATGCTGCGGGTGCGAGAATCAAGCGGGAGTGGCTACGGTACGGTGACTGCCCTGAAGGGTTGCCTACCTACATCGGGGTTGACTTGGCTATCTCTACTAAGAGTGAAGCCGACTACACCGGGGTTGCTGTTGTAAGCCGTGGTGATGATGGCACGATTTACGTTAGAGACATCAACCGTACCCGTGCAGACTTTGCTTCCGTGCTACGCTTCATTGAGGCAATGGCGGACAAGTGGAAACCAACCATGATCGGCATCGAACAGGTGCAGTATCAAGCCGCTGTTGTGCAGGAGCTTCTTAGGCGTACGAAACTGCCTATCCGGGGCATCCGGCCAGACCGTGACAAAGTAACCCGCTTTGCGCCTCTAGAAGCCCGCTATGAGCAATCACAGGTTATGCACTGCCAAGGGCTTCCTGCTTACTTTGAGGATGAGCTATTATCCTTCCCGGTTGGTAGGCATGATGACGTGGTTGATGCCTTGGCGTATGCTTGGCAGGTATGCGGATCTAAGCGTTCTTGGGGTGCAGTCTAGTCCTGTGGGATACTACGAGCATGGGTATCTTTGACCGCTTCCGAAGCAAAGCCGTTGCCAATCCTACGCAGGCACTACCACTGCCACTGTCCCAAAGCCGTGATGTATACCTAACCGGCTACGGTTCTGGTCAGCTGCAAACATTGCTACGCCGGGCACTTCCTGGAAGTACTAAGGACTGGTCAAGGGTAGCCGGTGACTTAGGTCTAAACGGCGTTGTGGCTAGTGCGATTGACTGGTACGTCAGGAACTACCCACAGGCAACACCGAAGTACTACCGCCCGGTAGACAGCCAGCAGGCGGAGCCGGTAGAAGACCATCCGGTGCTACAGCTCATGGCACAACCGGATCCGATGATTATGGGTAGCCTTTTCTGGGGCTGGGTCATTCAAGACTACAAGTTGTTCGGCAACACCTACCTGCGCAAGATTCGCTCTACAACTCGTGGTGTGGTTACTGCATTACAGTTCCTACCGCAGGACATGGTTAGACCTGTAGGCAACGGCACAAACCCGTTGACGCATTACGTCTACACCACGGATGGGCGCTCCTTTGATATCCCTGTATCTGACATCATCCACATTCGGTACGGCAGAGACCCTAGCGACATCCGCTTAGGACGTGCACCACTTACCGCTGTACTGCGGGAGATAGCCACCGATAACACGGCAAGTACTACCGCTTATGGCTTGCTTGCTAACGGTGCTATGCCATCATTGATTGTTGGACCTGATGCCAAAGAGACAACCGTAGATATGAGCATGGATGATGCTCGGCAGGTCAAGCGCCAACTGCATGAAGACCTTACCGGGGATGGTTCCGGTGGCATCGTTGTTATGACTGGTGCCTACAAGATGGACCGTGTAAGCCTTACGCCATCCGAGCTTGCGTTAGATTCCGTGAGACGTGTACCGGAAGAGCGTATCTGTTCAGCTCTTGGCATCAACCCGATGGTACTAGGGCTTGGTTCAGGTTTAGAGCGGTCTACCTACAGTAACTACGAGAGAGCCCAGCAGGCGGCATGGGAAGATGGCATGGTGCCACTTCTGCGTACACTTGCTGACGCTATCACCGCTGACCTACTGCCGGAATACCCTGAAACACAGCAGGGTGATTACCTGATGTACGACCTTGAAACCGTTCGTGCATTGGCTGATGACCTACAGGCTGAAGCCGAGCGAGCGGAGAAACTGTACAAGGCTGGAATCATTGATCGGGCTGAAGCCAAGCGCATAGCAGGTCTTGAAGCCGTGCCAGAGGATGAAGGGCAGCTACACCCAACGGCAATCCCGGTACAAAGTGGTGATGGCTTTGATGGTCCAGCGGTGCGATCGTACGATATGAAGTTTCGCCCAACCGAAGCAATGCGGACAGCGGCACAAAGGGCACTTGACTGGAAGGCTGAAGGCTTTGATGGCGGGACACGGGTAGGCCTTGCTCGTGCTAACCAAATCGTAAACGGTGAGAAACTTTCCGAAGACACGATTCTACGAATGTACTCATTCTTTAGCCGTCATGAAGTGGACAAAAAGGCTGAAGGCTTCAACGCTGGTGAGGAAGGCTTCCCTAGTCCGGGGCGTGTAGCTTGGGACTTATGGGGCGGTGATGCTGGTTACCGCTGGGCTACTGCTAAGCGGGATGCAATGCAAACTGACGGCAAGAGCCTTGATACCGACCATGTCTGCACTCCGGGGGTAGTGTACAAGTCTCACCCTTTTTACGGGTACGAGATGGACTACATCTCAAGCGAGTAAACGATGGCACTGCTAAAATCTACGCCGCTTCTCAGAAGTTCAGGAACGACTTACTGGAGCGTGAAGGCGTAGCCATCAGCCGTATGCAACGTGCATACAAGGCAGCAACCAAAGCAAGCATCGATGAGCTTGAAGCACTAGAGGGCCGGATAGCCGAGCGTGAAGCAAACGGGGAACCGCCAAGTGAAACCATCCTCTGGATGCGTCAGCGCATCATTGACAACATCGAAGAGTTAGGGAAGAACCTCAAAAAGTTCAGCATCGAGGGGGCACAGATAACCGCCGATGGACAACTCGAAAGCGCCATCCTTGCGAATGAGGCGAGCGGGAGCTTGGTTGAAACGGCGGCTGGTCGTAAACCGGCTGGTGTTACACTCGGATCTTCATGGACAACCCTGCCCGATGAATCCCTCCAAGCCTTTGTCGGTTTTTCGGGTGATGGAAGCCCTCTGGGTGTCCTATTTGACACCATACCGCAGGTAACCACCGACGCTATGCAAATGGCTTTGGTGCAGGGTATCTCGTTAGGTGAAGGTCCAAGAACAGTAGCACGGCGTGTACGCAAAGCAGCTGATATCGGCAGGAGCCGTGCTGAGACGATAGCACGTACCGAGATGATACGGAGTGCAAGAGAAGCGCAACGGCAACTCTATACCGAGAACTTTGCGGTGCAGGGATACCGACGGCAGGCCACCCAAGATAGCCGAGTGTGTCTGGCTTGCTTGGCTTTGTCTGGCACTCTACATAAGACCGATGAAATCATGCCTAGCCATCCCAACTGCCGATGTGTGATGGTTCCTGAAACCTTGTCATGGGCAGAGATTACCGGGGATTCTTCTATACCGGATACCCGTCCAGCGGTGGCAACACCTGATCGCATCCTTGCTGGTTTGTCGGAGTCTGACAAGATGGCTATCATGGGACCGACTCGCTATCAGATGTACATGGATGGCAAACCGCTTGCTGATTTCGTGCAGGTGGAGCAGAACCAAGACTGGGGGCCTACAACCCGTGTACTGCCACTACGGAGCCTCCTGTAGGGTGTGTGGGATACTTACGCTATGGACATGCTAACCGTCTACAGTGATGCGATAAAGAGTGACCGCCTTGGAAGCGTCAAAGGCTACCTTGTTCGCTTTGGCTCACCTGATACCACCGACCTAGAGGGTGATTACTTCACCCAGTCTACAGACTTTGGTTTCCCCATCAAAGCCGGTCAGCGTGTCCCACTAAACGTCTACTATCACCACGGCATGGATAAAGTCGTAGGCAAGAAGTCCATCGGTACTGGCTACGTCAAGATGGATGAAAC